TGTTCTTTTGTGATTTTGTATATTTACTAGAATAGCCTTGATAAACCTCGCCTCTCTCGATCATATCCTCAATCATGCACAATCTAGCATCTAAATCATCGCCAAAGAATTGCATCATCTTTTGCTTTTTCTGCATCATATCATCTCCATTTTATGCATAAACAATTTAGCCTCTTTGATTTTACCTTGATAGGAATGCTCCAGCTCTCTAAGCCTATCGATGATCGCTTGATCTGTGAGTTGATAGGTTGCATCCAATGGGATGAAAAAATCCATGATGATGCTATCAATCGCCAACCTTGCTAAAAGTGCATTGCCTTTCATGTTGCTCCTAAATGAAATAAAGGTTCATGGTTGTTCATTCTCTCAATGCTCTTGCGGTGATAGGTTTCATCCCTCTCAATGCAAATGAAACGGCGATTGGTATTCATGCAAGCGATTGCCGTTGTACCTGATCCACTGCAATTATCTAAGACTAGTTCGTTTTCATTGGAGTAGGTTTTGATTAGGTACTCAAACAAGGCCACCGGCTTTTGTGTTGGATGCATCCCAATATCTTTAGTAAATGTGTTGGCTGAAAAACAAATGATATCGCTCGGATATCTATCACCATCGTTAATTGTGTCTGTTCTAGCGATAGGAGCTCCTATTTGATATTCAGGAGCTTTCATAGTTTTGTTTCTTTTTACAACATATTTCTCACCGCTTGTCTTTTGAGGATTAAAACAAGGTTGATGTTTATAAAAAATCAAAATATCTTCATGCTGTTTCATTGGCATCTTATTTGCTGATAAATGTCCAACCTTCATGATTTTATCCCATATTATTTTATACTTAAAAATGTATGGATTGCTTGACCATAGCTTGAAAGTAAAGACATTATTCGCCGTTAAAACGATAGCTCCATTATCCTTAATCACTCGTTCATACTCTTGCCAAAGCCTAGCCATGTCAATGATGCTATCCCATTCGCAAGCCGTTGTCCCATAAGGCAAATCGCAAAGGATCATATCAACCGACTTCGATGGGATTGATGGCATTAGATCAAGGCAATCGCCTAAATGGATTTTGTTTTCTTCTAGCATTTGTCATTCCTAGCAAGTGAAAGAATAGAATAGCCTGCTATGTCCATATAAGGCGATTCTCCCATTGGATCATTATCTCTTGCAATTCTTGAGATTTTATCAAGCATACGAATGATGACATGAAGGTCTTTGTATTGCTCAACCTTAATCCCATTGGGATAAAGCAAAGATAGAATTTGAGTTGTCTTGTCAAAGGCGTTGCCATAGGCTTCATCTTTGGCAGATAAGATTTGTGCTAGATCATCAGTGATCTTCTTGAATTTGTCTTGCATCAGTGCCTCTTAAAATCGATTGGCTTTAGGTGTTGATGAGTTATGAATATTTGCATATTTTTTAGATACTGCTTTTATGCTGACTGATACCGAGCCACTGTCTCGCCAATTCCAATTGATCACATCGTATCTCAATGCATCTAGTGGATCTTCTTGACCGTCTTTTTTAGGTGCTTCTTTGCCATCCCAAGCATAAGACAAGATCGCTTTTCTGATTGAGTTTCCACGACTGTTCATCCCTTCATCCCAAACAGTATCTTTGATTAAAATTCGCTTGTCTTCTAGCAATGCTTTTACTCTCATAATTCCATTCATGACATCAGTCTTGACGGGATCAGTGCACCATCTAAAAGCCATTCCTATGCCACCATCCTCAGGTGCATTCTTCAAGACCTTAAAAGCACTCAAGGCCGTCTGATCATTTCTAGCCGCTCCAGCCTTATCACCACTAGCAGCATCTAATAAAATACGATTGGGATATTTTGAGGCTAGTTCTCTAGGACAAGCAATCTGTAAAATCTGAGATGCTAAATCAGAAAGCTTTATTTCTTGAGGATTGATCTCAGCTGTGATGATATCTGCATTAAGTTTAGGATCAAAGGTTAAGATCAAGACTGATGGTTTTCTAAAGCCAAAGTCAATCGCAATCCTAGAACTAAACTCTTGATTATATTCCCAACCTCTCACGATATGAGTAGATGCATTAAACTCGCTATAAATAAGACCTGAAGGCGATTGAGGTAGACCTTCAACCATCGCAAGCCTTTCTCTTTCAGGCAAGTTGTTGACAGCATCAAACCAAGCTTCAGATAGGTTGGCTTTGTTGACATGGCTTGCATAAAAGATTGGAGTGCATCCAGCCTTCTCAGCAAAACTCACCCACCAAGCATCCCATACAGGCAAGCCTACCATGATGAGTTTAGGCGATGGACCTGATCTAAGACGGCCAAGCGTCTTTTGTGCTACTTCTTCAGATAGAGTTTGACACTCATCAATCAATGCAAGACCTGAAGTTATGTTGAGGCCTTCAAGTGGATTATGTGTTGCATCTCTTGTCCCTGGTCTAAAGTAGGATCTGCACCAAACAACATGACCATTTGGAGCAAGCCACTTGCCATCTTGCTGATGATAGACCCAACCATAAGGAGCAAGCCACTTCTCAAGCTCAGGACCAAGCACCGATCTATATCGAGGAGCTGTATCAGTGACTAGTAAAGATGACTTATTGGGATGGATGCTTGACCAAGTCCACAAAGCAAAAACTAAAGCTGAAGTCTTGCCACTGCCCCAACCTGCTCTAACGGCAATGAAAGCATCATCAGAGTAAATCAATCGATCAACTAGATCGATTTGCAAGGGATTGAGTTTGAGCTCAATATCAATCTTCTTCGTCTGTGCCATGATCATTCTCATTTGGGAGCTCATGCTTGATCTCTATCGTTTGAGCATGCTTCTCTTTTTGCACCTGTTGGATCACATTGATGATCACCTTGCTATCATCGCTTTTTGAATTCATATCGATTGTTTGCTTCTCTCCAAACTCAGAAGGGAATTTACGAGCGAGTAACCATTGAGATGCTCTAACATCGTTCTCTGAATGTCGCTGGATATTCTGAAGATGCTTGATCTTTAGAGAGATTTCAGCTCGCTTGATATCAGCCACCAATTCAGGATCATTCTTCATCCAACCATTCCAAGTACTGTAGGCAACGCCAACAAGAGAAAGAGCATCACCTTGAGAAAGACCTTGAGAGATAAACTCAAGCACCTGTTCAATTGATATCAGTCGCTTTTGTCTTGCGATTTCAGATTTATCCTCTTGTGGCTTTTTTGATAGTGCTGTGCTATTTTTGCCAACTTTAGAATCAACCATATCATTTTTAACGATCTTATCGGTTGTTTTGGATGCTTTACTTTTCGCCATGATCATCCTCCATAAAATAGAGCGGTGACATCCCTGTCTTTTCTGCGAGTATTTTAGCAAGATCATAGCCTGCTCTTTGCTTTCCTCGTAATGCACAAACGATTGTTTTTTCTGTATATCCGATTTCTTTAGCTAAATCTTTAATGTTCATCCCTGTTTTCTCTTTAACGAGTTTGGTCTTTTCATTCATTGCCATGATCTAGCTTTCTGATGATCTTAGTTGTGATTTTCTCAATAGCATCATCATCATCGATTTCAAGAGCAAGATCAATCTGATCTCTTTGGAGACCGTCAAGCAGTATCTTTTCAGCCAGCTTAGAAACCTTGACAGCATGTCTATCGCTGATCGTGTCTAGTAGGCTGATCAGCTTAGTTGATACATATAGACTTAAAATCGATTTGCGATCTTTAGGCTTCATCATAGAAATACAACCTCAGAGGCAATCACTTTAATATATTGCTTGCCTTCATGTTCGTTGATAACGATGCGACCAATAACGGTGATCTTATCGCCTTTCTTTGCTTGACTCTGAACGATCTTCGCAAAGTTGCCCCACATCTCACAATTAAACCAAGTTGTTTTTTCTTCTCCCTTTACCTTTTCACTATAGGCAACGGAAAAGTTGACAACTTCTTTATCGCCAAAGCTTTTGAGTTGTGGATCGTTGCCAAGGCGTCCGATAAGTGTAAATCGATTAAGCATCTTTTTTATCCTTTAGTTGTTTGTACAAGTTTTGAATTTGCTTGATGTGGTC